TGCAAAAGGAACTCCTAACCACGTAAAAGGCGCTATTTGGTACAATCAATTACTCAAACACCGTAATTTGGATACAAAATATGAACGTATTACGTCTGGTGGTAAGGTAAAAAAGATATATATTGCCCCTAACAAGTACAATATTGACACTCTTTGCTTTCCAGTAAGCTTTCCACCAGAATTAAACGATTTTCATGTTGATTATGAAGAAATGTTCAATACAATCATCGTCACACCAGTAAAAGCTGTATATAATGCACTTAACTGGCATTTACCTCAACTTAACAATCAAGCACAAACCGACTTATTTGATTTATTCACATGATTAAGATATCACACGAATCTCCTTTAAGTATGTTAGAGATATCTCGTACATACAACGATTACTGCTATGCACTCGTGCACCTCTTTGAAACTCACCCGCAATATTACAAGTTTTTTGAGGATAGTGTTAAAGGTGGTAGACACGTTTTATTAGATAACTCTATCTTTGAACTAGGTACATCTTTTGACCCTAAACGTTATGCTCACTGGATACAAAAGCTTAATCCTACAGAATACATTATACCAGATGTATTAGAAGACTGTCAAGGTACTATTGATTCAGCTAAGAAGTGCTTATGGAAAGATTGGGACTTTGTTAGTAGTTCTAAGACTATTGGAGTTGTACAAGGCAAGACATATGGGGAACTAGTTAAGTGTTATGTAGCTTTAGATCAAGAAATAGGTGTAGACAAATTAGCTATTTCATTTGACTATTCTTATTATCTTAAAGCATTCCCTCACCCTAACAAGTGGGTATCTTATATGATGGGTAGAGTAATGACTTTAACACAGTTAATGAACGACGGTATTATTAATAAAGATAAACCCCATCATTTATTAGGTTGTGCTCATCCGAGAGAGTTTAGCTTTTATCAAAGCCCGCAATACTATTGGATAGAAACCCTAGATACTTCTTCTCCTATTGTACACGGTATTAAGAGAGTAAGATATTCTGATGTAATAGGTAATTGGAAGAAAGAATCCACTAAACTTGTAGATCTTTTAGATGTAGTACCAGATGAAATACAGGAGAGAATTATTGCAAGTAATCTGATACAGTTTAGAAACTACGTTAATGGATGACTACATTAGAAGCTATAACCAACTCCGTTCATGCTAACTATCCCCATCTCCTGGCAGATAATATTACTATTAGGGATTATTATTTTTGGGATTGTATTAAGAATCAAGAGTTGCCGGTAAGAGAGCTATCTGATGTCAAACCTTACCTAATAAAACACGGTATTGTTGATTTTACACTTGTTATTTTCTTTAGTGATAATACAATAGGGTTCCGTCTTAACCTATGAAACGCACTTTAATCTGGAAAACCTTTTTCTCTCAGAGTGGATCTGAAATTTACGAAATATCTACAAAGATAGGTCGTTTTCCGGATGCAATTATTACTAATAAAAGTTTTAATGATTTAGATAAAATTAACCCTAACCTTCTTGAGAGATGTTTTGATCGGTTTATTTTTTTACCAAATAAGCCGACTGTAGAAGAGTATAGAGAAGCTATAAGACATGCAGATGTTATTACACTACACGGTTTTCTTCGTATTGTACCACAGGAAATTTGCGGTAAGTTTAAGATATATAACGGTCATCCAGGACTTATAACTAAATTTCCAGAATTAAAAGGTAAAGACCCACAAGCTAAAGTATGGCAAACATATCCCATTAAAAAGTATAACACACATGGTCATGTTATTCATGAAGTTATACCTGAAGTAGATGCAGGTAGAGTTGTATCTGAAATGCGTTTTAGTACTGGAGATCTTTATACGGATTTTAAAAGCGTGGATTTATATATTGAGCATTTACATAAACTGTCAATTGATAATTGGGTTGGCTTTATGGGCAAAAGCCTATTAAATAATAAACTATGAGAACAAACTATAAAGCTACAATTTGTGGCGCTCATTCACAAGGTAAAACTACTTTAGTAAAAACTCTAAAGGGAGACTTGTTTTTAAACGACAATCATTTCTCTTTTAGAACTAATTTAACTAGAGGGTTAAAAGACTTGAATGTACCTATTAATGAGGGTGGTACTTCTCTAACTCAATACTTGGTAATGGCTAGACATTTAGAGTATGGATTGACTCCAGGTAACTGGGTTTTAGATAGAGGTGCTTTAGATGGTATTGCATATACGACTTATTTTTATGAAAAAGGACAAGTTAATAAAGAAGTATATCAAGCTGCTTTATCTGTATACGAAGAATTACTAAAGGTTTATGATAGAATATTTTACGTTGTACCTGAACTTGATATTAAAGATGACGGTGAAAGAAGCACAGGTAAAGAGTTTTTTGATGGGGTTGTAAAGCAGTTTGACTTTTATTTAAAGCATCATTCAATGCCTGCTAATAAACTCGTTTACGTTATGGGAACAGTTGAAGAAAGAACTAAAATTATAACTAATACAATAACAAAAGATTTTACTAATGAGCTATAATACTAATAACATTGACAAAGTACTTGGACAGAGAGTAGATTCTCCTACCACGTATACACCAGAGATTTTGGTGCGAGAAGAGCGCCAACGTAACCGTACTTACCTTGATCTTAAGAATGGTTTCTTACCCTTTGTAGGTTACGACATTTGGAATGGTTATGAATGTAGTGCATTAACAGATAGTGGTCTACCTGTTACTTGCGTGGCTAAAGTAGTTTATTCTGCTGAAAATGATTTCATTGTAGAATCTAAGTCAATGAAACTATACTGGAACTCATTTAATATGCAGAAGATGGGTAAGAATACCAAAGAAGTACTTAAAAATATTAAGCAAACAGCTTCTAAAGACTTATCTTTATTATTAGAGACTGACGTTAAAGTAGAATTGTATTCTCAAATTACAGATCCTGAAACTGAAACAGATAGAAAAGTCTGGTTTTCAGATCATAGTGCTAATATTTGGCGTCCATTAGAACAAATTAAAAGTGCAGAGAAAATTAAGTTTACCGTATTTAACGAGAATGCTGATCTGTTAGTAGCTAACGAAACTGAATCAACAGAGCAACACTTTTATATGAGTACTCTATTACGTTCTAACTGTAAGATTACAAAGCAACCAGATTCGGGGGATATTTTTATTTATTATAAAGGTAATAAAGCAGTTACAGAGCAATCTTTATTAGAGTGGATCGTTTCATTCCGTAATGAATGTCACTTCCATGAAGAAATTTGTGAAGCTGCTTATAAACGCCTTTGGGACTTATTACAACCAGAAGAACTTATGGTAACTTGCTACTATGCAAGACGTGGTGGATGGGATATTGTTCCTACACGGGCATCCCATAAAAAACTACTTAACAGGTATCTTATTAACGCAAAAGCACCTTACTTTAAGTTTCCTCGTCAATAACCTTGATTAAATTAAAAACTATATTAATATAACTATATGAACCCAGATCAAATTATCGTTTATCTAGACAGTATTCAACGTACTATTGTTGCTACATTTGTAAGCCAAGATGATAGTAGTGTTACTATTACTAAGCCAGCTATTCTTAACGTAGCTCCTACACAAGAAAAGAAACTACAAGTACAATTATATCCTTTAATGTTTAGAGAGTTTTTTAAAGACAGGGATGCATTTCCAACTTGGACACTTAGTAAAACACAGATTACTCTTGCTTCTAATTTAGAGCTTGAGCCAAATCTTATTGGTCAATACACAGAAATGTTTAAACCATCTAACGCTCAACCAGCTCCTACCATTAAGCTTTTTGACGCAGACGGTAACTAATATATGTCCCGTAAACAATCAACAGCAGAGTCTAAGGTTTCAGAAACCAAGACTTCTTCTTTAAAAGATATTTTTGAAGCAGTAGACGCACTGAATGCAGATGCGTCTATGCTATCAGAAGATAACTCTCTTTCTATTGTAGGAGACTGGATTGATACCGGTTCTTATGCTTTAAATGCAATATTTTCCGGTTCTCTTTATAAAGGTATACCTGTCGGTAGAATAACTGGTTTTTCTGGTCCTTCGGGAGCAGGCAAGACTCTTATTGTTAATAAGATTATTGCTAATGCCCAGAAAAAGGGTTATTTTGCTGCGGTATGGGATACTGAAGCAGCTGTAGACAAACAATCAGCTGAAGGTGTAGGTATTGACCCTAAACGCTTAAAATACTATCCAGTAGAAACAGTAGAGGATTGCCGTAACCAAATCGCTACATTTTTAGACAAGATTATTGCAGCTAATGATCCAAACTTAAAGGTTATTATAGCTATTGATAGTCTTGGTAACTTAGCAAGCGCTAAAGAGCTTCGCGACGTTACAGAAGGTAAGGATGCAGCAGATATGGGTACAAAGGCTAAAGCAATGAAGTCTATGATGCGAGCTTTAACGTTTAAAGCAGCTAAAGCTCGGGTACCTATTCTTTTCACTAATCACATTTATGATAACCCAACTTCACTCTACCCTGAATTGGTTAAAAAACAGTCCGGTGGCTCTGGCCCTGTTTATCTTGCTTCTTTGTTGGTTCAGCTTGCGACTAGAAACGAAAAAATTGATAAAAACGAAGAAGAAGAATCAATTGCAGTAGCTCACAATGTAAGCGGCGTTACACTATCAGCAATGACAGTGAAAAATCGTTTTGCACCACCGTTTTTAAAAGCTGAATTGTATAACAACTTCCGTACTGGATTGAGTCGTTATGCAGGCTTAAAAGACATGGCTGTAGCATTTGGTGTTATTCAACAGACGGGTTCAACCTTTCAGTTTAACGGAGAGAAAATCGGTTATGCTAAAACTTGGGAGAATGATACTAAGTTTTGGGATGAAAAAGTAATTCCAAAGTTAGAAGAAACTCTCAAAGAAAAGGTTCGCTATGGAGGAGCATTAGATGCTCCTACAATTGATGAGCCTAAAATAGAAGAAACTACAGAATAATTAAAAAAAGCTAAGGGAAACCTTAGCTTTTTTAATGAAATAGGTTATAATAACTACGTGAAGAGTAAACTACCAGTCAATACAGATTTTTTTGAGAACGTCATTGCATACAATGCTCTTACTAACTCTTATTACACTTCTTTAATATTTGATCATTTGTTACCAGAGAACTTTAAATCTCCTGGTAATAAACTTGTTATTAATATTATTAAAGACTTTTACTCTAAACGTAAATGTTTACCTACAGTTACAGAAATCAGAACATATATTCCTAAAGAGGAAGATGTTAAGCTTTTTAAAGATACCTTATTAAGTTACAAACAATTTGATAATAAAGGTAATATTGAAGAGTTAATTAATAATACAGAAGTTTACTTCAAAGAAAAAGCTGTACATAATGCTATATTAAAGATAGTAGAAGATGTAACTAACGATAAATCTGATTACGGTAAATTTTTACAAGTTTTTGAAAAAGCTTGTAATATATCGCTTGTTAGTGATGTAGGTTTAGACTTTTACGGTCAGTATCAAAAGATTATTGATGAGTTAGGTGCACCTAATGAAACCATACCAATAGGCTGGGATTTTATTGATAATAAAATCGGTGGTGGTTTAGCTAAACGTGGTAGAGCATTGTATTTGTTCTTAGGACCAACTAATGTAGGTAAGTCTATATTTTTAGGTAATATTGCAGCTAATATGGCTGCTAGAGGTCTTACCACTGTTCTTATTTCTCTTGAAATGCCTGAAATGATGTATGCAAAGAGAATTAGTAGTCATTTATCTAAAATTCCAATTGGGGAAATACAACAACAAATTAAACCGTTAGAGAATTTCTTTATGAGTGTTACAGATACTCATAAACAGAAACTACTTATTAAAGAATTCCCACCAAAGAGTATTACAATCGGTGGCATTAAATCTTACCTTGAATCTTTAGTTAAAAAAGGTATTAAACCGGATATTCTTGTAATAGATTACCTTGGTTTAATTAAAGCTAGTAGCGGTGATAACTCTTATGAACAGGGTAAGAACACAGCAGAAGAACTAAGAGCACTGTCTTATTTCTTTAATGTGCCTATAGTTAGTGCAATTCAAACAAACCGTGATGGTATGGAAAAGCCTGGGTTAGAAAACGTATCCGAATCTCTAGGTGTTGCATTTACTGCTGATGTTGTTTGGTCTATTCATCAAGAACAAGGCGATCAAGATCTCGGACTTATTCGTTTGGGATGTATTAAGAACCGTGTTGGACCTAAACACACACCAGAAACAATGAGAATTGACTATAGCACTTTATCTTTAAAGGTAGAAAAAGAATACAGTAAAGATGCCAATAACAATTCAAATGAAGATGAAATGATGAATTTAGAAAGAAAGCTGGAAAATATTACTAAGATAGTTAAATAACCATTGTGAATCCCAACAACATATATGTTTTTACAGATATTGACCTAGACGGTGCAACTAGTCTGTTAATATTGCATTGGGCATTAAAGTCAAAGCTAGGAGACATTAAATTTAAAGCCTGCACTGTTAGTACTTTTAGAAAAGAGTTCTTAAAGTGGCTAGAAGATGATAATTTTGACAATTATGATAATGTTTTGTTTCTAGACTTAGATACAAGTAGTTGTGTTGACTTAATTGATAACAAAAAAGCTATTATTATTGATCATCACCTCACACATGTAAACAATAAGCATAATTATAAAAACGCTACCGTAGATGTAGTAGAGACGTCTTCTTGCGCCAAGAAAATATATATTCACTTTAAATCGCTACTTAAAGATTCTTTAACACCTGCACAAAAGTACCTTATTGCTCTTGCTGATGATTATGATAGCTATCAGTTTAAATTAAAAGAATCTTACGACATTAACTGTTTGTTTATTAACACTCAACGCACTTTAGATATGACTAGAGTGCATAAGTTTATAGAACGCTTTTATAACGGGTTTGATAGTTTTAACACGTTTGAAGTTAATATTATTAAAGATCACATTACAGGTAGAGATAACACCATTAAGAATTTAGAAGTGTACTCAGGTAATGTTAACATTAGTAAGCAACCTATTTATATTGTAGGTACTACTGGCAATAAGTATGTTAATGATGTGTGCGATTATCTTCTCAAGAAATTCCCTGCAGATATTGTATTTTTTGTTAATGCTTCTAGTTCTCACGTCTCTTTCAGAAAAAAGAAAGAATGTACTGTTGATTTGTCTAAACTTGCTAACAAACTATGTGACGGTGGTGGTCATGAATATGCAGCCGGTGGTAAGATTACCGAAGGCTTTATGGAATTCGTTAAACAATTAACCCCTATTCAACAATAATGTCTGGTGTAATTGGAGCATTAGAAAGCGCAGTACTTGAAACCCCAATGGGGGCTTTAATTGAAGAGGAAATAGAAAACGAAATTCTTAAATTTTGTTCGTTTTGCTCAATTATACACAATAAAAAACTTAATAGCGTTGCAGTATTTAGTTTAATCATTAAAAACAAAATATACAAGAAAGTTTTTATGCGCATGGTACAAATTGATAATGAGAAGGAAGCAATATTGCTATTTTTAAAGCATAATTCTAACCTTTGTCGTAGCAAAGTTGTACGAGAGGTACTACAATCGTAGGGAATGAACATACCCGAAGTTTACAATACGTTTCTTGGAGTCTCTAGAGGCTCTAGAAACAAACCTTGGAAACCACGTAAAGACTTTGAAGGCTTTGAAAAAACACCAGACGGCATCTTATGTGCACGTTTAGTATTGTTTTTTAAAAAGTTTCCGCAAATAGACCCTAAAGAGTTTTTTAAAGCTCCGTATGTTATATATAAAGACGAGGATTTATTTCCTCTTAATTTTTATACCACTCAAAAAGCAATAGCTGTTTGGAGTATAATGCAAAAGCAAAAGCTAGAAGAATCGCCTGATACTGAAGGGCAAATAGAGGATATCAAAAAATCCTTAAAGTACCTAGCTGTTACGTGTTATAATGAAAAGATTACTTTAAATCAGTATGCTAGTTCCAAAAAGGGCTATACGTTTAGACCATTTGTGGATTATGCAGACAAATTAATTAATATATACGTGTTAATTAAGTTGCCTTTTTTCGAAAATAACTTAAACTCACTTAACCTTCAAGATAAAGAACTATACTTAAAAGATGTAGCTTTTAACATTTCAAAATATAAAATGCGAATAGTTACTTCTACTAGAGCAAAGAACTTAATTGATGAAGGTCTCAAACTACTAACTAATAAAATTAATATTGATTAACTTATATACTATAATAAAATAAAATTATGAAACCTACATTCAATCCTAATATGTTCGAAAGCATTAAAAATGCTTTAGAAAGCGCTAAAACAAAAAATGCAGATAGCAACTTTAGAAATATTATTTCAATTGCTAAGCCAGGTAATTACCTAGTTCGTTTATTACCTAACACTAGCAACCCTGCAGAGACCTTTTTACATTATTTTCATCATGGCTGGAACAGTGAGCGGGATGGTAAGTATGTAAGCATTACATCACCAAGTACTTGGCATGAACGCTGCCTAATCAGTGAAGCTTATTTTAAGATCTTAAGAGATGGCACAAAAGAAAATCAAGAAAAAGCTAAAGCTTGTCTTCGTCGTAAAGAAAACTGGTATGTAAACGTTTATGTTATTCAAGATCCTAATGAACCAAAGAATAACGGTACTGTAAAGATTCTTCGCTATGGTAAGCAGTTAAACGAAATTATTAATTCAGCTATTAGTGGAGACGATTCGCAAGAATTCGGTGAAAAGATTTTTAAGTTAGATGAAACTGGTTGCACGTTCCGTATTAAAGCAGAACAAGTAACTGATAAGCCAGGTGCACCTAAATATCCAAAATATACTGCTTCTAAGTTCCTTTCTCCAGGACCTATTGAAGGTTTTGATGAAAGTAAGATTCCTGAAATTTATAATAGTACATATGATCTGAATACATTGGTTGAACATAAAACACCTGATGAAATTCAAGAATTCCTTAATATTCACTTTTATAATAACGAATTCAATACGTCTTCATCTACCCCTACAGAAGTAAATGATGTAGATGATGATGTACCATATGAAGCACCTAAGATTGCTGTTAAAGCAGCTGTTAAACCAGTACAAACTGCTAAACCAGCTCACGTAGCAGTTGAAGATACTGAGAACGATGATAAGGTAAAGGCAATACTAGAAGGTTTAGATAACCTCTAAGCTAAATGACTGAAGAACAACGCAGACAACAAATTATGCAAGCTCGCCAGCAGGCCATGAACCGGCCTGCTGCGCCTGCTATGTCAGATGCAGATGCTGAAAGAATAGCCGGTAATACTCAAGGCTTGACTAAAGAGCAAATGATTGCTATTGCTATGCTTGGCAAGATGGTATCTAATGATATAGGCGGTATTAAAAAGAACGCTGTTGGGGATAGCCTTAAAGTAACGGATGTGGATATGTCTAAAGTTATGCCTTCAAATGTTATGAGAGCAGCTGGTATGCAGATACCACCACAAGCACCACAGCAAAGACCGCCTCAACAACCTGTTTATCAGCAACCTGCACCTCAACAAGTAGAGCATAATAATTTTCAGTTTGTTGCACCGCCCGTGCAGCAGGAACAAGCAATTGTTCAACCATATTCTGATCCTAACCAATTAGAGTTTGATTTAAACAAAAAAGTTCAATACGAAGATATCATGAATGCTATTGATAATCTTCAATCTTCAGTTAAAATGTTAAACGATAAAGTTAACACCCTAATCGAATCTAATAATAAAAAAAAACCGAAGATAGCAAATGGAACTCAAACTGGTTAAAAAAGATTTTGCGGACAACTTCTTAAATGTTGTAAGTAAAACCGTTGATGTCGCATCTATTAAAGTTACTAAAGATGGTTTATACACTATATGTAATAAACCTGACACCAGTATCATATTACTTGGTAAGTATAATTATGTAACGGGGATAGATAATGAACAATCCCTTAACATAGGGGATATTAAAAAACTCTTACGTGTTATTGAGTGTATAGAAGAAGATGATATTACTTTTACTATAAATAGTAATCATCTTTTATATAAGTCTAATACTACTCAATTTAAGTATCATTTCTTAGATGATACAGCTGTACCTAAAGTAGCATTAAAAAAGGAGAAAATAGAAGCATTAGAGCTAGATACGTTTTTTGATATTAACTACAGAAAACTACAAGAAATCCTTAAAGCTAGTGCTTTTGCTACGACTACTAATAAAATTTATCTTTACGGTCAACCTGACGGAGTGTACTGTGAATTAGGTGATAAAGAAACAGACAATACAGATAGTATATCTCTTAAAGTAGTAGATAAAGTAGAAGGTCAACCTTTATCTCAAGTAATACCGTTTAATCTAGATATTTTTAGAGTGTTGTCTGGTGTTAAGTTTGAAAACGCAAGAGTAGGTATAAATCTTAAACTCAAGGTCATGTCTTTTTACGTTAAAACTACACCAGAAACAGAGTTTAAGTTTATTATATCGGGGTTAGTAAAATAATGGCTAACAAGATAACAACACAAAGCTATTTCATAAAAAGACTTAAAGATTCTGGTTACGTGGTCTATAAGATCTTTGATGCATATAGTGAAGCGGATCCACGTAGCTGGACAGTAATGATTGACCCAGGCAATGCATCTGTATTTTGTACTTGTTATGTTAATCACAAAGAATTATTTGATGAAACCTTTTTTGAATTTTATGACGGAGGACAATATATTCCTGAACGTTTTAAGTTGAAAACCGACTCAATTGAGGTTATAATAAGCTATTTAGTAAAATATGGAATCAACAACAAATCAGAGTTATACCACGGGCGAACAGTTTAAGTCCGTAAAATCTTTTAATATGTCAAACGAAGTAAAACACCCAACACTTCCTACAGCTAATAGTAGTATGATTACTACAGAAGAAGATAGGAAAGCTATTATTGATAAAGCAGCAGAAGCGTATTCAACATTTCTAGATGCTCTACGTATTGATTGGCGTAATGACGTCAATAGTGCTGATACACCTCGTCGTGTAGCTAAAGCATATGTATGTGACCTTATTAAAGGTTGCTATGAAGGCCCGCCTAAGATTACTACTTTTCCATCAGATGGTTATGATGGTATTGTTAGTCAGATGAATATACCTGTTGTATCTATGTGTTCGCACCATCACCTATCTTTTACTGGTGTTGCTCATGTAGCTTACATACCTGATAAAAACGGTCAGGTTATTGGTCTTTCTAAACTTAATCGTATTGTAGAACATTATGCTCGTCGTCCTCAAATACAAGAAGGATTAACGGTTCAGATACATAAAGCTATTGATCAACTATGCACAGGCAATCAGGGTGTAGCAGTTATTCTTAAATGTACCCATACTTGTGCTTGCCATCGCGGTGTAAAGCATCACGGTTGTGCTATGATTACTTCTAAGTTATCTGGGGATTTTATGAACGAACCACAAACTCGTAAAGAATTTTATGATTTTGTTGCTTCTGCGGAGCGAGATACTAAGTAATATTAATGGCCGCTAAAAATACAAAAACTGGTGGTAAGAATAATAAAAAGAAAAAAGTAGATTCTTCTACAACTAATACCTCTTCTTTGTCTTCTACAGCGGCCCCTAGTAGCTCTATTGCACCAGCACCTAATAGTCCTTTAAACTTAAACGTTCCATCACCTATGACTCCAGTAGTAATGGATCAAAAGAAGTTTGAAGAGCTTATTAGACACACTCAGCTTGAGTTTGCAAAAGTGAAAAATTCCTTTGTTAAAGAAAAGAAAAAAGAAATTGAAAGCTTAGAAACTCAAGTGAAAGAGTATATGAATCAGTTTATGCTTATTGGATATGATCTTAACGGTAATCCTGTTGAGATGGTATCTGCAAGCAATACAGCTGAATACGATTCTTTACTAGAACGTTTTAGACGTGTAATGTATAAGATTAACCAGAACGTTGCTAATTCTAACGGGGAAGACCCGTATGGACACAATAATTAAAAAGTTAAAATTACAATTTTTACCTGAACAACGTCGCATATATGTGGTACTTGAAGGAAAGTACAAAGGCGAATGGTTAGTAAGGGTAAAAAAAGGTAAAGACAAATTAGTGTTCTTTTCCTTACCGGATAAGTTTATCCGGGAAATTGCTGCAAAAGATTTCGATTGGGGTATTCAAAATAAAATCTTAGAACCAGTAGATGTATTACCTAAAAAGGTATATAATGTGTGCATAGCAGAATATAACCTTAAAGCTACTGATGAACAAAAAAATAACGCTCTTAATCGACGGGAATAATACCCTTCACCGTACTCACTGGGTTGCAAATAATACCGGTCGGTTATTAATAAACTCTAAAGGCGAGAACGTTGGTAGCACGTTCACGTTTATTAAGACTGTTAAGTCTTATGTGGAACATTTTAATGCATACAATGTATACATTGCTTGGGATAAAAAACTAACCAATGAAACTAATTTTAGAAACACTCTAACAGAGGGTTCTTATAAAGGCACCAGAGACCAAGATAGAAACAAAGATGTTTACGCTAGTGCAGAAGGAGTTGTCAAATTAACCGAAACACTTGGAGTGAGGAACATTTTCCCTGGTAAGTTAGAAGCGGATGACGTTATAAGCTGGTTAAGTAAAAATATTGATGGAAAGAAAATCATTATTAGTGTTGATAGAGACTTTATACAGTTAGTTGCAGAGGATATATCCTATTATAACCCTATCAAAAAGCAGCTAATAGATGTTAGTAATTTTGAAGAAGAGTTTAATTTAACCCCTAAAGAATACCTTTATTATAAGGCTATTGTAGGGGACACTTCTGATAATATACCTGGTATAGAGGGATACGGTAAAGTAAAAGGTGTTAAACTAGCTAAAGCATATAATAACTACAAAAACAAAGGTGTGTTAGAACTGGAAAGTACTATTAAGGAACATGAAGAGATTATAAACAATAATCTTAAACTTATGGATCTTTCTTACGGTTTAGAACAATATAGTGAAGAGATTGACCTTTACAAACAACAAATACAGAAACTAAAAGAGTTAAAACCGGATTTTATAACATTTAAGCAGATATGTGAAGATCTTGAATTTCCGTCAATAACCACCAGAATTAAAGATTGGCAAGCAGTCTTTAATAAAAATATTAATGATGATTTATTAACTGGGTATTTTAAAGGGTTTGAGTAAGTATATACATGTTACAAAATACAGTAGTACCACGTCCATCTACTTGCACTACATGCGGTACACCTGCAGTGCATCCACGCATTGTACAGGTAAATAGAGGTAAAGACATAGTTACAGAAGCACATTGGATTTGTCCAAGATGCAGTAACAGATTTCTAGTTGGAACCGTAAATATTACCAGCAGTGAAACAAAGAAAAACTAAAAAACTTTTAGACGAAGTAGCTTCTACTACAGGTAAGAAGAAGTTACCACTTAAGGAATCGTCATATTACTCTAACGGATCTAATGGATCTAGTGAGACAGCAAGCGCTTATGAATTTGCTAGAGATTCAGTACCTACTTTGAATAAAATTGAAGCTCTTAGAGATCAAAAAGCTAGAGATAATACACCAGAAGCTTTACCTTACCCTTTTCAGGATTCAGTTAAGCAATTAGCTGATCTTTATTTAATGGCTCAAGACTTAAGAAACAAATCTAGAGAAGCTTCAAAACTGCCCCTATTTAAAGGCAAACAAAGTGAGCTTGATGAGTTTCGCAAAAAGCTGAACGGTGTAATGGTAGAGTGTAAAAAGCTAGCTGCCAATTTAAGCAAATTTTCTCTTGCACCTAGACGTTAACTCTATTTAATAGAGTTGATGAAACAGACACTAATAAGATTATTTAAATCGTTAGTTAAAACGGTATCGTTTTCTCTAATTGTAGGTTATATAGCGCACTTTCTAGGCAAACCATTTCTTGCGTGGTCTGGTTTAGCATTCATTGTACAATTTGTTGCATTTTATATGCTCAATGTATTTCTTGAATATAAAGCAGCTCGAGACACAAGACTATTAATGGTGAAAGAAGCAGAAATACTTTCTCTCAACACTATTAAAGTAGGTTGTGCTTCTTGTAAAAGAGAAAACGACGTAGTAGTACGCGTAGGGCAAGAAAATCGATTTACTTGTGGGCATTGTAAAGTAAAAAATTCTGTTTATTTAATTGCAGAGACCGCTATTGTAACCGAACCTATTTACGATCAACCTGCACCAAACCTTTACCGGACAACAAATGGAAACTAAAGAAAAAATGCCAGACACTAAAATAACTATGTACGAATTTGCTCGTTGGGGCGCTTTACTTGAAGCAGTAGATATTATTGCTGATAAATGTAAAGATAAAGGTATAGACTTTTATGGTAAGGAAGGGTTAAGATACATTAAGCCTTTAGATATACAAGACTATGTCAATATGCGTACAGATACCCTTATCATGAAGTTTAAAACTGCTCAAAATGTTGAGAAGAACTTAATTAACATCAAATGCCTACAAATAGAAAAACAATTAAAACGCTTGGAAGTGATCGAGTAATATTTCTTAGTGGTGAAGTCACTGAATCTAATTCAGTAGATATAGCTAAACAGTTATTTGCATTAGATAAAAAATCTAATAAAGATATACTCTTAATTATAAACTCTGATGGCGGCAATATTGAAGATGGTATCTTTTTAGCAAACACCTTTAAGCTATTAAAAAGCGATGTGGCTATATTAGTACCATCTAATGCTCAAAGTACCGGTACCTTTATATTAGCGACTGGTACAAAAGGTAAACGTATCATAATGCCAGGAGCTGTTGCAATGATGCATGGTTCTATTTATGCTATATCTGAACTACCTCATAAAGTACAAAAGAGCGATATAGATTTTCAAGAAACTCGAGAAAACTATATAGCTCAAAGATTAGTAGAATGTGGATATAAACATAAAGAACACAGTCTTGCTTCAGAATACCATCACTACGTAGATGTAGAAATTATTGAAGCTGGTTTAGCGGATGTAATGATTAACTCTTTAGAAGAACTATATAGGGTAATTAACTTATAAATATTATTATGGCATACTCAGCAAGAATTAAAAAAGACGGGGCTGTAGACATTACCGATGCTCTTACCGGTCAAATAAAGTTTACTATAAGTGCTAAATCCGCCGGTATAGGCGGAGTATCTATAAGTGGTGATACTGCCACTATAATGCTCAAAGACGGCACCACTCAAGTTTACGATCTTAAAAAACGTCAACAAATACGTTAATGAACACAGAGTTTATTATAGCCGATACCTCTGTAAGATATATGAATGCAGCAAATGTGTTACAAGAGTTTCTGTTTTACTGCAAAGATAATAATTGGAGCCGCAATATTGATAACACTGTTAAGTATTCCGATTCTAATGCTGCAATTGATAGTGCTAAAAAACTTAAAGCAGAAGACGGTCTAGATAAAAAGGTATTTTTATTTCAAAAAAACAGTAATGTTATTAATATAGGCGAAGTAAAAGTACCTATTTAATAACAGGTTGAAGCTCTTTAAACTCAAGTAAATACTATTATGCTCATATCTTTAACTAACGCAAATCCGTCTCACAGAAACAAAATAGTGGTTATTAACACTGATTTTATTGTGAGTATGCACCGTAACATTATAACTAGAGAAGATGCTACTGTAGAAGAAGTTACATTTGTACATTGCCCGCCTCACGGTACATGGGAAGTACAGGAAACTATAGAACAAGTTATGGGGTTAATTGCTCCTACTGGTAAGCTTTTAACAGAAAATACAAAAAAAAGCGTAAAGAAAGAAAAGACCAAGTTACTTTAAAGTTTACTCGGGATGTAGGTCAGCCTGGTAGACCGCCTGCTTTGGGAGCAGGATGACGCGTGTTCAAATCCCGCCGTTCCGACCAATTTATTGCATATTACAAATAATTAGTAAATTAGTATATGGAACATTTTCATTACCGAATACCTGGTTGGTTTACCTTTCCTAAGCTTTATACACATATGGTAGAGCGGTATGATAATGCGCACTTTGTAGAGGTAGGAGCTTTTCAAGGTGCTTCTACAGCTTATATGGCTGTAGAAATAGCTAATTCTAAAAAAAATATCAAACTAACAACAGTAGATGTATGGGACCGTTATACTATAGACGGGCTGTCTCTTAAAGACCCAGATAGTGTACCTATTGATTTTGTTTGGCATTTATACAAAGAAAACATTAAACCTGTAGATCATTTAGTAGAGTCTCTAAGAATGAGTTCTGTAGAGGCTGCTAAACGTTTTCCAGATGAATCGTTAGATTTTGTTTTTATTGACGCTAATCATGTATACGAAGCTGTAATGCACGATTTACATGCTTGGTACCCTAAAATAAAAAAAGGAGGACATATAGCTGGACACGACTACACCGCTAATGATGACGATGTGCGTAGAGCAGTAAAAGACTTCTTTGGGGTAAAAGACGATAGATATGCTTGTGGAGAGTGGAGTTGGTGTGTATTCAAGGAGTAACGTGCTACCTGATGTAAACATTTCCCACCAACATAAAGTTATATGGTGGTTACCAACTCGTAACGGTACACGGTCAGTTGGTTTATTTTTAGGTACATTATTGTTTGAAAAACAAGGTAAAGTTATAGGTCCTGAATGGATGCCTACTCACACGCTTTGCTACCCAGATAACATAGAAGGTTATAGTTTATATTTAAATGTACGTAACCCATACTCTAGAGTCTTGTCATTTTGGCATTGGCATAGAGAGTTAAGCAAGACTGATAAACGATGCCTTGACACATTTAATACCAATTTTTCAGATTATGTTAGTAAAGCCAACTACAAGTTTCTTGATGACCCTCATTACGAAACAATTCTTAAAGCTGTAACCACAAAGAAGAAAATAAAGGCTAACTTTGTTAAATTAGAAAACTTAAAAGAGGATATTTTAAAAATACCCTTTATTGATATAAAATCTCCTGCTATATTAAACAACTACAACAAATACATTGTTAATAATCAATTTTTAAGCGCTGATACGGATTATAGGTTGTTTTACACTGAAGAAACTGCCCAGTTGATATATAATGAATTTAAAGAAGCTTTTAATATGTTTGACTATGATAAAGATAGCTGGAAGTTATAATTTATAAAAATAAATAGTTTTATGATTCACATTGTTACAGCTTATACAAGAACTCCTGTTTTTTTGAATAGAATTTACAAGTCTATTGAAAAACTTAATATAGAGTGTCATTGGTATATTGTTACAACTAAAAAAGACGTTGATGTAACGAATTATAAAAACACCACAGTACTAGTCAAAGAAGATGGAATGCCAATGCATTCCGGTGTTAACCACTATTATGATAAAGTAGAAGATACCGGTCAGTGGGTATATGCCCTAGATGATGATAATTTAATGCACGAAAACTTTACTTTCGTGGTACCACACACTCAAGTACCGGGTAACGACATGCTTGTTGTAAGTCAACAGTTAAAAAATGGTGTAAGAACTATTGAAAACGTAGAAAGTATAGCAGTAATGAAAATTGATCAAGCTCAATTTTTAGTACGTAGAAGTGCAGTAAGTAATTTAAGGTACTGGTTAGTGTATAGAGGAGATGGCCACTTTGCAGCAGAGATGCGTATAAAAACACTAGAAGCCTATAGAGGCGTGATAATACTATACGTGGTAGCTAGTTACTACAACGCGCAAACAGAAATCTTTCCTGTTTAAACGTCCTTTTCGTACCAAGACGTAAAAGCATAACGAATACCATTAGTAGTAGGTCTAACCCCGTGTATATAGTTACGATCG